GGAGGATATCGCAGCACGTGATGCTGAGAAGAATCCATGGATTGGTGCTGGTTTGGTCCAAGTACCACAGTCTGAGGATGTACGTGTTGCTCCTCAACAAATGAAGAGTGTTGTTGATAAGCACTTGATGTACATTCGCTTCCCGGAACATCCGGAAGGCGTGTTATATTGCAATGCGTTTTTTATTAAGACGAATTTTGCTATTGTGCCTCAACACATCTTCTATGAAGACAGTCAGTTGTTTGAAGTTTATCACAAGACTCGGACTAACGCTTTTACTGAGGAAACATTTGCTCATAAGCGTGGTCACGGAATTATGAGTCGTGCTAATACTTACGACATTCCAGATACTGATCTTTGTATTGCTTACTTACCAGGGTGTGGGTCTTTTAAAGACATCACTTCTTATTTCCCTGATAAGCCCATGATGAATTTCTATGGGAATATGTACCACCGTAAGTCTGATGGAGAGCTTGGTGAATACCAGGTGTATCCTGCTTATAGTGAAAACATTAAAGTTCAAAGGAAACGTTATAAGGGTTATTTGTATACTATTAAGGGAGGCACTTTCAATGGATTGTGTGTCTCTACTATTGTTACAGAAACAAACCCTTCCGTGATTGCTGGATTTCATATCGCAGGATGCGGTTCGTCCGGTGCTGCGGGTATTGTCGCAAAATGTGACATTCGCGATGCGGAACAATTCTTCGAAACCAGAGTTTCAGTTTTGAATGCTGCCTCTGACGGAGATTTTCCTAAAGAACAATTTGGAATGCCAACATATGAAGAGGGCTCGGGAATTCACCCGAAGTCTTTTATTAACCATTTGCCAGAAAGTGCGATTATTCAAACTTATGGCTCTTGCGGAGGTATTTCCTCAGCTAAGTCTGTTGTTATTAAGACGCCTATCTCTGATGATGTAGAAGAGATTTGTGGTGTACCTTGTAAACATGGACCGCCTAGGATGCATAAGTGGAAACCATATTTCGTTAATGCTCAAGCAGTCAGTGATCCCAGTTTAGGGATGTCTGGCGAGGCTCTTGAATGGGCAGCAAAGGATTATATTGCGCCCTTGTTGGAAAAAGTTCACGAAGAGCCGTGGAATGTTGAGCTTAAGCCGCTCAATCGTATCCAAACAGTGAGTGGAATTGATGGTAAACGTTTTATTGACAAAATGCCACCAAACACTTCTGCTGGATATCCTCTTAGTCAAGCCAAGAAGAAATTACAGGTTGCTTTAGATCCGTCTGAGCATCCTGACTTCACTTGTCCAGTGACTTTTAAAGAGGAAGTATGGGAAGAATTTGATAAGGTTATCGATTGTTACAAACGTAATGAACGAGCCTATCCCATATTTAAGGCTGCTCTTAAAGATGAACCTACTAAACTTACTAAAGAAAAGGTTCGTGTATTCTTTGGAGCACCTTTAACATTGCAGTTGGCAGTTAGAATGTATTTCATGCCAATTTTGCGTTTCATGTCTATGCACCCTTTCTTGTCCGAATGTGCTGTTGGAATTAACGCACAAGGGCCAGAGTGGGATCAGTTGGCTAGACATATGAAACAACATGGAGATGACCGTATCTTCGCTGGCGATTATAAAGCGTTTGATACGCGTATGCCAGCACAGCTTACCATGGCTGCTTATAATATTCTCATTAATATCGCTGAAGCTAGTGGAAATTACTCTAGCGAAGAGATTATAATTATGAAGGGAATTGCGACAGATTGTTGCTACCCTTTTGTAGCCTATAATGGTAATTTGGTTTCTTTTAACGGGGTTCATATCTCTGGGATTAATGTCACTGCCTATGTAGGTTGTGTTATGAATAGTCTATTACAGAGAGGTGGATATTACACCATTTCTAAGAACCTTGAAAAGCCCATTTATCCCTATCGAAGGATTGCCAGTGTTGTGAATTATGGCGACGATTTTAAAGGAAGTGTTTCTGTGGAAGCTGATCACTTTAACTTTATATCGTTTCAAGCCTTTTTGAAGGATTGTGGGATTACACTAACAATGCCAGATAAGGAGTCTGACCCGGAAAAATATCTCACTGATGAGAGGGCTGATTTCCTTAAGAGGCATAACATATACAATGAAGAGTTAGACCAAATTTTCGGAGCTTTAGATAAAGACTCCATTTTTAAGTCGCTTCATTGTGTGCTTCGTAGTAAGGTTGTGACGCCAGATGCCGTCGCCATGATGAATATTGATGGTGCCTTACGCGAAATGTGGTTTCACGGTCGTGAAGACTATGAGACCTTGCGAACTCAGTTACAAGAAGTTGCCGCAAGACATAATTATGCAAATTGCATGATGTTGAGTCGCGATTACGATTATCAAATGACTGAGTACAAAGCAAAATACTATGGTGGCGAGCTCCCAGAGTCTGAAGAAGAATTCGAAGAATTCGACTTTGAATTACAAGGTGGTTTTGAAAAGAAGCACCTTAACTCTAAGGAGTATGCTCGTTCACGTTGGAATATGAAACATTCTGAAACACGCGTTAAAGAGACTGG